TTAAGCAAAACCTATAAAACAGGTGAGTATTCAACCGAAATGCGCGATGGTCAAAAGTATTTGATATGGAAACTCCGGTATCTTGAATCGCTTTACGATAATGAGATAAAGAAGTTTACGGATTAAGTTTGCTTAATGCTTTTGCCTTTGCTTTTGCTTCTGGCAGTTGAGTGAACGAAGTGAGCGAAACTGCCCATTGTTTAGGGCTGCGAAAATGAAAATAGAAACATTAATTAACAGGGTAAATAAAAAAAACTTGTCGATGCGATATAAAACTGAAAACGAAATGATACTTGACCTGATGCCTGCAATATTGGGTTCGTTAATTCCCCGCAAGGTTAGATGTTTTGCTGAAGTACCAAGATATTCAGGTAACGACCATACCGATATAATGCTGATCGATGATGTAAAAAAAGTTGTATTTGCGATTGAGTTCAAATTGAACGGCCCCAAAAGTTTGAATCAGCAGGTGCAATATAACCGCCGCAGGTTTGATTGTATTGGAATCATAAATGCTGTACCCAAAGATAAAGAAAAGCATTATTGGCTTTATCCCTATACCGGCGAAGATGCGCAACTCGAAAATATTTGTAGAAAATTAAGAAATTTGAGCTGGCGCAGCATTAACGAAAGCGATATTGCAGGAATATACTATTGGGGTTATCTCAAAGAGGAATCGTGTTTTGATGCAGGGCATAGCCATTGTAAAAGGATATCGTTATTTCAGCTCTACAAAAAAGCCGTTATAAACCTGCAGGAATTTTATAATTGGACACTCGACTTTTATTTAGTTTACAAAGCATTAGGTTATTATGCGGTATCAACAGCAAAAACACATTATAACGCAGCAATAGCGGAACACAAACATTAAAACCAAATCATGAAAAAATCCAAACACCGCACCGAATCACGCGAACTTGAATGCATCTTATTCGATGCCGAGCTTCGCGAGCGCGCATTCTTATTTGCAACAGGTAACGATTAAATAACCCGCAAATTCCGCTAATTTATAATTATATTTGTAAAGCAATGCAGATAATATTAAACATACCAGAGGGCGTAATATTCACAAGCGGCAAAAGCGTAGTGATCACGCTGCCCGATACAGCCGCCTCGGCATCCGTGCCCATCACCATAACCGATGCCCTGCGCTCCGAAACGCGCCATCTGATAATTAAAAGCGATAACAAAACCTTAAAAGTGCACACAGTATGACAAAATATATCATAAATAACACGGAGGTTTCTCGCGATACATACTTTGACATTTTGAATGATTTGATAGATCTTGCCAAAGATGGAATGCCGCTTGAAATTCAGTTTACTCCAATTCCCGCATCACCCGGGGATGTTAACAAGTTATGGCAATCCATATACGTAAAAACTGATAATGCACTGGAGTTCGTAAATTCGCCCGAGCCAAACAACACTTCATTTAAAATCATAGCCTTTTGAAACCCGCTAAACCCAAAAATACCAAGCCCAAAGCGAAACGCTCGCGCCATAAAAAAACGGTCGATAATAACATGTATTTCAATTGAATAAACGATTAACAAATAGACAAAAAAAATTCATCAAGTTTTACAACCTGGAAGCCAACGCGACAAAGGCAGCAATTAAAGCAGGTTACAGCAAAAAAACCGCTTATTCTTCCGGCCAGCGATTGTTGAAAAATGTTGAAGTGCAAAACGCTCTCCAAAAAAAGGCTGCCGCGCTTAATGAAAAACTTGATATTTCAAAAGAACGCATACTTCGCGAGTGGGCTCTTTTGGCATATAGTAATATCGTTGATGTGGTTGATGCATCCGGGGATAGCGTAACTCTGAAAAACCTCAAAACCCTGCCCGAAGATGTTCAGCGCACCGTGCAATCTGTATCAGAGGGTAAGTTCGGTATATCAGTAAAGCTCCATGATAAAAAAGCAGGGCTCGAAGCTCTGAGTAAGCACATGCAATTATGGGTTGACCGTTCCGCCAACGTTACCGTAACATACGACCTCTCTAAACTTCCGCCGGAATATCTCGAGCGCATTGCCGCAGGCGAAAACTATGTAAACGTGATCGCAGAATATGAGCATAGTATCCAGTCAAAATGAAGCCATCGAACATGCCCGCCGCCTGCTGTTAAGCAAAAAAACCAAAGTTAACAACCTCGCGGATTTTGTGCTGCACACAAAGCCGGATTACAAAATGAACTGGCATCATGCATACATATGCAGGGTGCTGGATGACTTCATCGCAGGCCGTTTAAAAAAACTTATGCTCTTCACGCCGCCGCAGCACGGCAAAAGTGAGCTGGTAAGCCGCCGCCTGCCTGCATATATGCTCGGCAAAAATCCTAAACTCAAGTTTGTTGGTGCAAGCTATTCAAGCGATCTCTCTTCCAGCTTCAACCGCGATGTGCAGCGCATCATCGCTACCGAAGAATTTCACAGCGTATTCCCGGAAGTCAGCCTGAATCGCTCAAGCCTGCGCACTACTGCGCAGGGCGGCTGGCTGCGTAATTCCGATGTATTCGAGATTGTACATTACGGCGGTTCTTACAAAGCGGTCGGCGTTGGCGGCTCGTTAACAGGCAACCCCGCCGATGTATTGGATATCGATGACCCCGTAAAGGATTTCATGGAAGCAAACTCCATAACCTCGCGCAATAATGTTTGGGATTGGTATAATTCCGTAGCCGAAACGCGCCTGCATAACGATTCGCAGGTATTATTAACAATGACGCGCTGGCACGAAGATGATCTCGCAGGCCGCCTGCTGAAATACGAAGCTGATAAATGGCGCGTTGTAATTTTACCCGCCATCAAAGAAATACCATCCAAGGCTATCCCCGAAGATACAAACGACCCGCGCGAAATTGGCGCAGCGTTATGGCCCGCCCGCCACTCGCTTGAGCGCCTTATGGATATACAGGCAAAATCACCCCGGATATTTATATCGCTTTACCAGCAGCGGCCATCACCCGAAGAGGGCGACATTTTCAAAGCTGCCTGGTTTAATTACTTCTTGCCGCAGGAATTACCAGATAACATTAAACGTGATTTTCAAAGCGATACGGCATACGGAAAAGAAAAATCTGATAACTCAAGCACGTTGGGTTATTCCGTGCATAACGGCAATTTGTATTTGTGGAGCCGGTACAAAGTTAATCTGTCGTTCCCTGAGTTTATCAAAGGTTATAAGGCGCACATGGAAGCGAATAATTACACGCAGTCCTCGCGCTGCTATATCGAGCCCAAAGCAAGCGGTATCAGTACGATCCAGCAGCTTAAAACCGAAACATTAACCAATGGCAGCAAATTAAATGTTATGGAATCCGAAGCCCCCAAAGAGGATAAAGTTACCCGGGCAAAAGCAGTTAGTGCCATCGTAGAATCCGGCAGGGTGTACCTGCTTAAGAATGCGCCATGGGTTGAGGATTTCCTGCAGGAAGTTAAATCATTCCCCAACTCCGCCCATGATGATGATGTTGATTGCCTGACTGCAATACTGAGCCGCGAACTGTTGAATCGTACCGACTTCAAAGCCGCATTCGTTGATGATTAACCGCCCTGTTTGCTTTGTCAAAATTAATGGCATATTGACAAATCAACATTTTTAGTTATATTTGCATTAGAGAACGGAACAAAGTAGCCAAGCAACAGCCGATTTCAGGCATATAGCCAGCCAAATGAAAGTTCTATAAAAATTAATTTTATAGACCATCATTTGCGGCTACTGGATAAAATAAAACTTGCATACCGCCTTTTCACTAAGTCCGTAGATCTTACGGATGCCGCAGCATTCAAAGCTACATTTTCAGAATTTTTAGCAAACACCAACACTTCCCAAAATACTGGATATGTTGGCTCTTGTGCTAATGTATGGGGCTTATCTTTCGCAAAAGCTATCCCGCGCGTTTACGATAAAGAAAACAAAAACGCTGAATGGGAATACCACCCCGCAATAGAGATATTGCAAAACCCTTTTCCATATTTTACAGGTTGGGAATTAATGTACCGCATTGCAAGTGATCTTATTTTTGAGGGTAATTGTTACATCCTGAAATTAAGGCCGCAAACCGGCAGGATGATGAAGCCTGTTACCGGGCTATACCCGTTACAATCCGATAGAATGACCACTTACCCGTATAACGTGGAGCGCGTTGATTATTACGAATATAACACCGGTGCCGGGATTACCCGCATAGATAAAGAAGATCTAATACACCTTAAATCACCTGACCGCAAAAGCATAATTAAAGGCTCGCCGATTATTGCAAGGATTTCAGATGTCGTAGATGTTGAAAAAATGCAGATCGAATACCGCAAATTGTTTTACAAAAAAGGCGGTTTTCTTGGCGCGACATTCACCACATCGCAAACAATGCAGCAGGATAATTTTAATCGCCTATACGAAATGCTTAAAAGTAAATACGGCGGTTCGGAAAATGCTTTCAAGGTTGCTTTGTTTGATAGCGATGTTCGCCCCGTACCAACAGCATACAGCCTCAAAGATATGCAGATCACGGATGACCGCAAACTCAATATGGAAGAGATATGCTCCGCTTTTGGAGTGAACAAACTTCTATTCGGTCAATCAGAAAACATACAGCGCGGCAATGCCGATACGGTTCTTTACGCTTTTTATTTTGTAACCATTGACCCGTTACTTACTTATGTAGCGCAAGCCTTGACAAATCAATTTCTCTCTGTAGATTTTGCGGCAACCGATGGCAGTACGTCATTGTATTTAGCTTTTGACCCGCTTGCAATGCGCGACAAACAAGCAGAATACGCAAACTACAAATCGGCAATTGATGCAGGATGGCTTTATCCATCAGAGGTACGGGAAATTGAGGGGTATAAGCCAAGCCCTGAATTAGATAACAAATTTCTACAAAGTAAACTACAGGCGCAGCCTGCTAATTAAAATGGAATTACTTAAATCAGATTATACGGTATCGTTTGACCAGGCAAACCTTGAAACCAAAGGAAAGGACCTTGAAAGCGAAAATGCCATTGTGCATTTTATAACCACTCCCACGCTTGACCGTGTCCGCGATATTATGAATCCAAAAGGAGGCATATTAACAGATTTTGAAAAAACCCGCACAGTGTTCTTTAATCATGATTATTATATCCCGATAGGCAAAAATCTGTGGAGTAAATCAACAAATGACGGTATAAAAGTTAAAACACAATTTTCCAAAACCGAGTTTGCGCAGGATGTTTATACATGGCACAAAGAGGGCGTGATCAACTCATGGAGCATAGGTTTTACCGTTCCTCGTGATAAAAACGGAAATATCGAAAAAGATGCCATTGAGTATGATGAAAGCAAAGATGTCCGCACCTTTAACAAATGGGTATTGCTTGAATACAGCTCAACGGGTGTGCCGTGTAACCCGGATGCAGTTGACCAGGCAAAAGGCTTTATAAAAAGTTTTGCAGGCGAAAGCTACATAAAAAGTATCGAAACTGAGCTTGAATACATTAAGCGTTTCAAGGAATACGATAATAAGTTTCTCGAAATGAAAACGCTTATTGATGCGATACAGTTTGACCCTGCGAAAATAACGGAGATTGAAGCAGACATTAAAAATATTCAAACCGAATTAACAAACAGAGTACAGCCTAAAAACGTAGAGAATGCAGCCAAAGTTATTAAAGAGGCTTTTGGTGAAGCATTTAGCGAAACAACGGGCAGAAAATTTAAACTAAAATAACAACGATGGACGAAAACAAAGAAAAGGAAATCACTCTTTCCAAGGACGACCTAAAAGAAGTCTTTAAAGAGTTAATGCAGCCTTTCACAACAGCGGCAGAAGAGCTGAAAGCCGTGACCGAAAAGTCACGAAGTGAAGAGGTTGGCAAGGATGCAGTAACCGGACTCATGGAAGCTAACAAAGATTACGCTTTCGCAATGCAGTTAAGTTCACACGCTGCAATAAACAAAATGGGCAAACTTAATCCTGCTGTATTTGAGGCTAAGTTCGGCAAAAAACCCGAAGAGATTCTTTCGGTACTTGACGGCATAGAAAAAGCCGCCGCTCCATTAAATGTTACAACCTCGGCCGATGGCGGCGTAGTTGTACCTACTTTAACCGAGCAAAGCATTAAAGAACTCGCCGTAACATACGGTCAGGCATACCAGGATTTTGAAGTTATGCCGATGGGACAGAATCCGATGGTACAGCCCAAAGAATCAACCGCGGGTACCGTGTACTGGGTTGGTGAAAACGACACGATCACCGAAAGCAAAGAGCAGCTGGGTTCAGATACATTAACCCCGAAAAAAGTTGCTGCGTTAACCGCCATTTCAAACGAACTGTTAAAGGTTCCTTCTCCGTCAATGGGCGCATATGTGACCCGTAAAATGGGCATAAGGATACTGACCGCTATCGATAACAAGGTTTATCAGAACGGCAATACAACCTTAACGGGTCTGTTTTACTCTTCAAACAGTTTCGGGAATACCGTAGCGACTTCCGGTACAAACCCGAACACATTAACCTACGATAACATTATCGATCTTGTTTACAGCATTGACAGCGCAAAACTCGTAGGCGCATGGTTCAGGATGCACAGAACTATCGCTGCTATCGTCAGAAAACTCAAAGATGGCGCAGGCAACTACATTTGGCGCGATGGTGCAGCCGGTACGCCTCCAACAATCCTTGATTATCCCGTAAGGCTTGTAGAGGCTGCGCCGAACTCCGCGGCTGCCGCTGCAAAACCAATAATTGTTTTGGGTAACGGAATGAACTCTACGCTCGGCGATATTGGCGGTATTGAATATACGCTGTTTAATTCCGGTACAATCTCAAACACATCTTTGATCGAAAACGATCTTTCAGGTATCAGAGCTATCAAACAGGTTGCATTCACGCCGGGTCTTTTATCGGAATACACTCACATAAGAACTGCTGCAGCATAACGGAAAGGAGAAAAATATAAAAATGAAAAAGATCATAATAGCATTATTTGTATTGTTCGCCTTTGTTTGCGTAAGCAATTCACAAACTCCGGGAACGTGGTCATCTTACACATTTTCCGCAGGCGATACCACAACCACATTTGCGGTAGCGGATGCGCAAACGGTATTATTTACCGTTGCGGATAGCTCCATGAGTGGTACCGATACACTGGGGATATATTTTCAGTCGCCATCCGCAACTACGAATACACTGTATTCGCAGGTCGCAGTGCATGATCTGGCACAGACTACTCAGACAACAAACGTCACGGTAGTTTCACCAGGCGATGGAGTTACGCGTACCTACGTACTAACTGCTGCAATGTTTGGCGGCAATATCAGCGGTACCTTTTTTATCCGCAGATTAAACACGCGAACAGGTGAAGCGGTGTATGCACCCAAAACGCGGCTTGCTTTTAGATACGATAAATAAATCAATAACAATGGGGCAGGTTACGCCTGCCTCATTTTAAAACAAAACAAATGGCAAATTTTATAGTAAAAATTCCCTGCGCGGGATATGCAAAAGGAGACATTGCAGTCATGGACCCCGCGGAAGCAGCAGCTTACGGTGCTGAATACTTAGAGGAGGTAATCAATGATAATACCGCCGAACAAAACGATGAAGCCGAAAATGATTCTAACGAAAATAAAGCAGAAGAGCCCGGCGCCGCTAAAGAAGAAAAACCCAAAAAGAAAAGTAAATGATAACCCAATCGCAATTCTTAAGTCATATGAACATTCAGGCTCCCGCATGGACAGCCTCGACTAAGTATGGCTATGGCGATTATGTTATAAGCTCCGGCACTTATTACCAGTGCAAAGAAGAGCATACATCCGGCGTTTCTTTCGATTCAACCAAATTCACCGCCGATACAGTTGCGCTCCAGTGCGTAACAGCCGCTATTGAGCACGTTAACGCATATTGTAACCGTGATTTCCGGCTGGCGGATTATACCGAAGTTTTCGAGGGCGATGGCAGCAATAGCAAATGGGTCCGCAACGCCCCGGTAAACAGCCTCACCAGCATCAAAAAACTCAATACTGATACAAACGAATTTGAAAATATTTTCACTGCGCCCGATACAAAAGATAACGCCGCCCGCATTCTTGGCGGTAAGGTTCTTCTGCTGCGCACATCATTCACCGCAGGCGCATTATACGAGATGGCTTACAATGGCGGCTATTCCACTGCGCCCATAGCAGGCGTTACTCTCGAAATTGCGCAGGATATGTGGAATAACTCTGCAGGTTCCGGCCAGTCAAGGCTCGGGTTATCCAGCGAAAACATCGGCGGCCAGTCATCAAACGGCAAAGGCTTCGATGCAGCCGCAGTTATGGAGCGTTTCAAATCTAAACTTGACCCATGGAGGATACCAAACGTTTAAATGAGCGCGGTTACTCAAATACTCGACCAATTCAAAACGGAACTCGGCTATATTTCCGTTGCTAATCAGTACGAGAATAACTCAAAGCGGGTTATCGAGGGCATGGTTGATATGACAAAGCATAACGATTTCGATGTTATCTGCTACTATCCCGGCAACCGGAAACCATCCGGCAGGAATTACAGCAATAACCAACCAGCCCAATGGGAACTCGAGCTTTACGTGCATATAATTTTTAAAGCGCCAAAAGGCGATTTAGTGCGTAAAGGCGAGTCATGGATCGAGGATTTTAACAAATGGTTTTACCGCTCATCATCCGTAACCGCAAATAAATGGTTCGCGCTGGATCACGAATCATCATCCCTTGCCTCAATTGTCGAATGGAGCTCATGCTCATTAGATGAAATACAGCGTTTCGCGGATTGGGAAAAAGATATAGCACAGGCAGTTTTTAAAATAACAATAAACTATTCACTTAATTAATACATAAAATGGGTAAAATATATCCGCATTTCGGTAATTCCTGCGTAATTGTTGCGCTCCAGTCAAGCGGCGCGATGCCGACCACACTCACACTATGGACCGGCACCACGGGCAACTGTATCAAGCTCAATTCATTCGTGCAGGGCAAAACAAAAGCAGGTATAACAAGCAACATCACCAAGTACAAAACCAATGATGATGCGCTTTACGATACTAAGGAAGAAAAGGAAGCCGTTATTACCGGCAATCTGTACGACCGCTCAACCTTAGTTGCAACATTTTTCGAAACCGCAATACCAACATTCAAAGCCGCTGGGCGTAAGTTCCTCGTTATAGCCAATCTTGGTATTGTTGCCGCAAAGCACGTTGAGGTTTACCAGGTTTCCGATATCAGCTCGCAGACAAACGAAGAGGATAACAATCCCGAGAACTCAATGCCGGTTGATATTGTAAGCACACCGCCCGCCAGCGCGCTTGCATTAACAACCACACAGCTCGCCGCAATAAACACGGCAGTTGGCTCAGGCACGGTTAAAGGCGCAGCCGCATCCAAAACAATACCCGCAGCGCCCACGCCAAGGCTTCGCGCAGAAACAGCCGTATCATAGCAATGCGGTATTCTGTACAAATATTGGCAGGCAACTGCGCGTCAACTATTGTGCGCTGCTTGGAATCCGTAAAGTTCATGGATGAGATCGTTATCGTTTACGATACCCGTTCAACCGATAACACTTTGCAGGTTATCGGGGCATGGGCAGATACAAACAACCATGTTAACGCGCGTATTCTGAACTTCGACTGGCCTGGCGATTCATTCGCCGAAACGCGCAACTTTGGCATTTCGCACTGCACCGGCGACTGGCTTATAATTCTTGATGCCGATGAAGAGCTGCGCGATTGGCAGGTACCTGATAGCCAATATCTGTACTACCTCTCGAATGTTTATAAAGAGGGTTTAACGTTTCGCGGCATCCGTATGTTTCAGCTTGACCAAGGCATTAAATACGTTGGCTCAAAGCATAACCAGCTTAATTGCGAAATTGACAGATCGCGCCTTGGTTACAACGTTATAGTATTTCACGGCTTTACCATTACGCCGCCGGATGCTGTGATCGCCAAAACCAAGCGCATCCTTAAGCGGCTCATTCAGGAGCTTGAAGAGGGCGCCGAAACCGAAACCGTTCATTTCAATATCTGCCGCTGCCATTACGGGCTAAGTCAGTGGGCAGATTGTATCGAAATGGGTCATTTAGCGTTACAGGACCCCATCGAAACACCGCACCGCGCGCAGGTACTCATATACCTGCATATAGCTTATTTACAGCTTGGCAGATGGTACACGGCAGGCAAATGGCTTGAAAAGTCCGTATCACTGCTCACAGATCAGCTATGGGGCTGGTGCTTAATGTATGAGCGTTATTACCGCCTTGGCGACTTCACCCGCGCCGGGCAGATCAAAGATATTATACTTGCTACCGAAATATCATACCTGCCTATGGACATGGGCGCCGAGCAGGTAGAACATTTATTCAGCACATTGCCATTGCCCGAAGAAACACGATCAATAACTCAAAATCTTAATACAGAAGAATATGCCTAAAGTAAAGTTAAACGCCGCATTCACAATTGATAACAAACGTTATGAGCCGGGCGAGCAGGAAATACCCGAAAATCACCTGGCTATCATGAAGCCGCTCGATACAACCGGCGCTGTAAAGTTTCTCGATTCGCAAACTCCGCTCGTATCGGATGTTCCGGCTGCAGATAACAAGCCCAAAGCAAAAGAATAATGGCGGGCATTTTTAAAAATAAACCGGCTAAAACTCCCAAGCAGCCTAAGCCCGCCGATATACCGGATATATCGGCGCTCGATTTATCCGAGCCGAAGCTGTTAACCGAGGTGCATTACAAAGAGCATACATTCCCGGTCAGGAAGAACTTTATCGGCGTAGGCCAGCGTATCACTAAGCTCATTAACGATTACGATAACAGCGTATTTATCGAGCCGTTATGGTTAATGCGCCAGCCTGAATATGAAGAATACGCGCTTGTCATCCATAACTGCAGGCAGTATATGGCAGATATTGCCGCCCACAAAAAGAAGCTGAAAGCCACAGCGCCCAGCGATAAAGCCGTGATTAAGGAATACGAGGATATTATCGCAGCAGGTACCCGCGCGCTTAATGCAGAAACCGCATCGCTCCGTAACAAACCGGCTGTAGCTGCCGCAGGTGCGCGCTATAACGCCATAATCGAGCAGGTGCGCTTTTCTTTCGTGAACGATCCGGCAAACATAAAAGAAGCTGCCGAAATACTGCTCTCGGGCGATATATCTGTAATTGATTTCGATACATACGATGAATCACTCGCCGCGTTCCGCGATGAGGTGTTTAGTGTTTTTTTTTCTATGAAAACCAGGATGCAGAGTTAGTTAACCGCTACCTCGAAAACCGCAGGGATAAATTAAAGCCCGGTGATAGCTCGATTCCCGATGCAGATCAATACGATTACATGATACAAACGCTGGCAAAAGAACACGGGCAATCGATAAAAGTAATAGAAACAGAGTACACGGTAGTTGATTTCTGGAAACTGATTTACAAACAATCATTGGAGGCTCCTGAAAATGCCGGTAACGGTCAAAGGTCCCACATTTAGCAAGTATGCAGCGAAAGTTCGCCGCACTTCACCAATTAAGAAGTGCCTGAATGCCGTTGCGTCCGATCTTAAAAGCACCGCACGTTCCCACGGCTGGCAGCGGTTTAATTCATCCATTCTAACCAAAGAAACAACCTCATCAAGCGGTATCATCTATATTGCCGATACAGCTTCCGCCAAAGTGCAAAAGGCAGGTTTCAGCGCAGGCATGAGTTCATCAAGCGCAACCGATAAACAAATTGCGGGATTCCTGCATTTCGGTACACCGGATCACGGTCCGGTAACCGCTAAGATGCTTTCATGGATATCCGGCGGCGTAAGGATCTTCGCTAAAAAGGTACGCGGTATATCAG